GAAAGAGAAGATTAATGCTCGTATTAGACGAAATAACAAAATACAAAAAGATGTTACTTTGGCTATTAATATAGGCATTTTCATGATCGTAGCAGTGGGAATTTTGTTCGGAATTGCAGTTTACATGAGGAATTAAATAATGAGCATGATCATTGAGATGCTTAGAAAGCACGAAGGCGTTGAGACTCACGCATACAAATGCACAGCCGATAAAGTAACTATTGGCGTTGGTCGCAATATAGACAAAGGAGGCGGTATCGGATTATCTGATGATGAGATTGATTACTTATTAAGCAATGATATTAAGAGAGTCAGCGCAGAATTGATTAGGGCGTTTCCTTGGTATTCTGAACTGGATGAAGTTCGCAAAGACGCGCTAACTGATTTGTGTTTTAACGTAGGACTGTCTCGTTTGATGGGGTTTAAGAAGGCTTTGGCGGCTATGGCCATCGAAGACTACGATGTTGCCGCTGATGAGTTCTTAGACTCACGCTGGGCTAAGCAAGTCGGCTCACGCGCATTGACGATTACCGACATGATTAGAACTGGCGACTACCTGTAGAATACGTGGCGTCCTATTTGCGCCACTTTGTTTAGCTTGCTTGACCAATCTGGTCTAACGTAATCAGCGTGGTAATTCACCGATCCATCGACTAGATCAGGAAAGCTAGGCTGTAGCACTAACGAAGCCACTTGGTTTGATTCAAGCCATGCATCTGCATCTCCTATGGTTTCTTTGAGCCCATCACACATGAAGCTAAACTGGCATTTGTGCAACTGTTTTGGGTAGTGGTTCTCATAGACCACATCACAAACAGTGTTGGGGTATCTTTCCGAGTAAACCCGATTAAGAACAACCTGTGCCACCGCGACTTGCTCAATCAGAGGCTGTGAACGAGCCTCAAAATACACCGCTTGAGCAAGGCAAAATAGAGTTTCAGCTATCATTTTTTACCACCTTGTTAACTAATTCTTCACGTTTTTGTTTAATCAAACCTTTGAGTTGTCGGTACTCAATGATGTTAGAGCAAGCGTTGCCCGACCTCCCGAAGTGCTCACCGCATTCTTTGAGCGTAAAACGTAGCGCTCTTAAACACATTAAAGTTTCTAATTGATCTTCAGACCACGAAAGTCTTTCTCTATCGACCTGATTTTTTTTAACAGGAGCATACTTTCCTGCTCCAAAATTAAACGGAATTCGGGGTTTAAACATTAAGCTCATAATCATTTCCTGCAGTCGATGAATTCCACAGAAGCGCTAGGAGAAATTCCGAGAGATGTGCGATCTTTAAGCGTGAGCTCTGTATCATTGAAAGCTTTATTCCCGTGACTGTGTATAGCCACTGAGTAGGCTTTTAAGCCATTGTCAATGTACATGTCAATCGTCTGCTGGTCTGACTCATAGACACCGACAACATCGTCTGCTGTCGCTCTCATGACATTATAAAATGACTGAAGCTGCTTTTTCTTTAACTTGGCTGGCGGTGAATTATCGCCAGTTTCGCGCATGATCAAAAAGATCGGCTCAATGTCGATGCTCTTGAGCCACTGAACAGTGATGGGGGCGTAAAATTCGGGCCTAGAACTCAAGACAACAATTTCATAATCATTGTCCTGAAATATCCACTCGTTTCCAGCGACATCAAATCCAGACAAAAGATTGTAATGATTGTACCTAGCCAAATCGTCAGACTTAGTCCAATCGACATGCTTTAAACGCCAGCTATCATCAGAAATGATGTTGTCCAAATCAATAATAATGTACATAAATTTTACCCCAAAAGTTTTATTGTAAAAAAAATGACGCAAAAAACGCCAACAAGTGATCCGATTATAGAAAATGACAGTGTCATTATCTTATCAAATTTTATTTTATCATCAACAACTTTCATGTTTTTTAAGTCATGCATGTAAAGCTCCTTTTAATAAGATGTTTTTTCATCAATGTAATGATCTTCAATATCTTCATCATCAAAGGTCAATGAAAATGCTTCTGAAAGTTTAATTACTGCTTGCTCTTTGGCTTCGCCACCTCTCAGAAGACATACGATAATGTAGTCTTTATCTTCATCCTCAATTGTTTCTAGCAAGTCATATATGGTGACCTCGTTGTTAAGAACGAATACGCTTCCCGTTGTTTGCAGTTCCCACAACATATCGCCTCGTATTTGAAGCAACTCTGAATCAGTCAAAACGTATGAGTAATTAGATTTTGGTACATTGTTTCTTCTAATCGTCATAACTACATCCTCAATAATAATTAATAATCGTAAAAAAAACCTTGCTCTGAACATCTTTCAGATTCATCAAGTTCATCGTAAGTCTTGTGATAACACCTACTGTGAACAAGCTTAATTTTAAAAGGTAAGGACTCTCTGTCGCCATTAAAGGAAGTTTCGATTCCTTTGTTTCTATCGCCATCACCTAACATTTCGTACACATCTACCTTACCAAACACGCCATAGCCATCGTACTCTGGATCGTGATATGTCTCGTTAGGTGTGACTAACATGCAGTCACTATCGTCAATACGGATGCTGTGCTTGTTGCTGACTGACTCATTGCACTCAGCGCACTTCCATGAAAAAAATCCCATATCAATTCCCCTTCCAAATAGCTAACGCTTCGTTTAACGGCAGATTATTAATAACAATAGGATTCTTAAACTTTTGAGTAGAAAGAATCTTTTTGATTAAATCATCTTTTGTAAACTGATTGTACTTTTTAATGCTCCAAGCGTAGAAGTCACCTTTTGCGCAAGTATCATCTTTGATGAGAATCTTTGCTTTAAGCTTTGACTTCATGTCTTTTTCTTTCAAATGATTTTCAAGAAGTTCATCTACAGCGCCTTCTAAGTCAAACTTGTAAGTAAAGATTTCATCAGAATCCTGAAGACAAAAGTCAGTCACTATATCAGGCTGAGTTTTAGCCCAAGCTTCAGCTTCTTTTTCAGCGTCTCTGTTGAGCCAATGAATGTCTGTGCATCCACCTTGACCAGAATTTTCAGCGTAACCAGCTTTCTTGCCGTTCCAATAAACAGTCGCTTCAAAACAGTTAGTTTCATGAGAAGCGAATTCGCTGTGCTTTACGTTCTTTAAAGTTATCATTTAAATAGTCCTTACTTTTAGTGAATAAATGTCCATTCTGTTTAGCGCCCTAAATGCTGCGCCTCCGCGAATTGAACTAATGTCATAAGTTGGCATCACATCGCTGTGACTAACAACTTCAGAAAGTTCATACTCAAAGCGAGTATTAAATACATTGGTCACATTGGCGATGAACGTAACCTTCTGAACAAACTTCTCAATCTTTCCAAGACCATCAGTCTTTGTCCAAGGCTTGCTCATCGTGATCCTTAATAGATCGTTAACTTCAAGAGTGTCTGCATTGATGTCTTTCATGTGAGGCTCCTTACTGTATGCTCTTGAATGTAAAACTTTTCGTCTTTAAAGATTGCATGACTTGCCATATCTTTAAGCCATTTCTCAGCGTCTTCGTATGATGAGAAAATGCTACTAACTACATTTCCTCTGAAAGCTACAAATACTGTCATATCATGCTCCGTTGTTAATTAACCTTTAGCGTATTGCATCATAAATTTAATACGATCTAGTCGTGCTTGACCTTTTAGGCTAGAAAGATTTCCAAGCCACAAAGCAACATCGTTACCTGATTTACCAACACCGCACCAAATACCTTTTGCACAGTCCATACCTGATTTACCAGCAGTCACCCATTGACCAGCTTGTAACGCTTTCTTTTCTTCTTTTGTTAGCGTCCAAATGTCTACACTTTTTTGATATTTAGCCATTGTGTTGCTCCGTTCTGTTTCTTTATTTACTTAACTTAGGAGTATTATGACATTATAAGGTAAGCTTGTATACCCTTTGTGCAATTTCTTTTGCACTATCTGCACCTTTACATACAAAAGTCTTATGACCAACGCTCTCCAAGTAAGCCAGCCAGTCCTTCTGCTTCTCACTGACGCTGCCTCCTTTGGATCGCTTCATTTCTATCCAAGTGTTCCACGCTGGAATAAAAAGGTCAGGCACGCCTGCAGAGACGCCTTCGGCCTTTAGCCTAGCGCCAGCGCTCTGAGACCGAGACTCGCCATTTGGGATAGCGAATATCCTAACGTCTGGATAAGTTCGCCTGAACCACTGTATAAAGGCAACCTGTTCTTGGTGCTCAGTAGGTACTTTTAAAACGGAATTATCGGTAACCACTCCTCGCACTGGTTTAGCTGTTGTG